ATCGTTGTCACTTTTAGTGGTAAAGGTATGATACTTCTTCATCTTTCTAAAATGGGTGGCTTTAATGACCCAGTAGAAACACCAGAGTTTGGTGCTTACGATGACCAGACTGCTGTAGGAAGCTAATATGAAACTAATTAAAGAACATACTGAAACTGTAAACTATCTTATAGAAGAAGATAAAGAAACAGGACAAAAGAATTACAACCTAGAGGGTGTATTTCTCCAAGCTGATATTAAAAACAGGAATGGAAGAATTTACCCTGTAGATGTTCTTGACAAAGAAGTTAAGCGATATGTAAAAGAAAATGTCAAGAAGAATCGTGCGTATGGTGAGCTGGGACACCCTGACTCTCCTACTATCAATTTAGATAGAGTATCGCACATGATAAAAGATTTGAAGCTCGAAGGCAAAAACTTTGTCGGTAAAGCTAAGATAATGGATACACCTTATGGTAAGATTGTTAAATCGTTGATTGACGAGGGAGCAAGTCTGGGTGTGTCTTCTAGAGGGATGGGTTCATTGAAAACTACCAAAGACGGAAGTTCCGAAGTTCAAAAAGACTTCATGCTTGCCACTGCTGCAGATATAGTTGCAGATCCGTCGGCACCTGATGCATTCGTGCGTGGTGTTATGGAAGGCAAGGAATGGATGTTCGTAGATGGTAAGTTTGTCGAGCAAGATATTGATGCTGTAAAAAGTTCAATAACTAAGGCAACAAGATCTCAACTCGAAGAAGCAAAACTTTTCGCTTTTGCGAAATTTTTAAAAGCAATTAAATAACCCATTTTATAAGGAGACTAACATGTCAAGTATAGAACAAAAAATCGCAGAACTCCTTGATGAGAGTAAGAAAGCTGAAGAGCAAATCGAAACTCTAGAGGAATCTGAAGGCTGGAAAAAGACAGCCGAAGAAGGCGAAGCTGAAGCTGCACCTGTAGAAGAAGCACCTGCTGAAGAAGAAGCAGTTGCTGAAGCTGAAGAGTCAGAAGAAGCTGCCGAAGAGGTAGAAGAAATCGAAGAAGGTGAATTACCACCTGCTTTGAAGAAAGCTATCGATAAAAAGAAAAAAGAGAATGGCGACGACGACGACGATGATGATGACGACGATGACGACAAAGACGAGAAAAAAGAGGGATACATGAACAATTCCAAGAAAAAGGATAAAGATAAAATGATTCCTAAAAAAGAAGAAGTCGAGTCTGATGAAGAAGTTGTAGCAGAAGAAGCTGAAGAAGATGAAATCGCAGTAGATGTTTCAGAAGATGTTGAAGCATTGTTAAATGGCGAAGAACTTTCTGAAGAGTTCAAACAAAAAGCTACTACTATCTTTGAAACTGTAGTTGTTTCTAGAGTAAAATCAGAAGTCGCTAAATTCAAAAAAGAATTAGAAGAGTCCAATGCTAAGAGCATTGACGAAGCTAAAGAGAGTCTAGTTGAAAAAGTTGATGGATACCTCAGCTATGTAGTTGAGCAGTGGATAAGTGAAAATGAAATCGCTCTCGAATCTGGTATGAAGTCGGAGATCTTAGATGGCTTCATCAATGGTATGAAGAATCTTTTCGCAGAACATTATGTTGATGTTCCTGAAGAAAGATTTGACCTACTTGCTGACGCACAAGAAAAGGTTGAAGAACTACAAGGTAAGCTCGATGAGCAACTTGAAGCTAATGTAAACCTTTCTAAGAGTGTCAAAGAAATGGAGAAAGCAGAAGTGCTTTCTAAGGCATCCGATGGAATGGCTGAAACTGATAAAGAAAAATTTGCTGGATTAACTGAAGACCTCAGTTTTGAAGACAAAGAATCTTTTGAGAAGAAAGTCAATACTATCAGAGAATCTTACTTTGCTTCTAAACCAAGCAAAACAAATGTAGAAACTGTTGTGACTGATGAGCCAGTACAGTTAGAAGAAGAAACTAAGAAGTCTATTACAGACCCTAAAATTTCTGCTTATGCTGACATGCTCGACAGAAGCAACAAAAATAATTAATCTATCAACTTTAAGGAGATAAAAAATGGATAGAAAATCATTAATGGAAAAATGGTCACCTATTCTGGAACACGAAGGTGTAGCTCCAATTAAAGACACATACAGAAAAGAAGTCACTGCTGTACTTCTTGAGAACCAGGAAACTGCTATCAAAGAAGAAAAGCAAGCGATGTTTGAAGCTGTACATGTCAATGATGCTGCTGCTCTTCCTGACACAGGTGGTGTTGCCAAATTTGATCCAGTACTAATTTCATTGGTACGAAGATCTGCTCCTCAGATGATCGCTTATGACATCTGTGGTGTTCAACCTATGACTCAGCCAACTGGTCTTATCTTTGCAATGAAAGCAAGATACAGCACTCAAGGTGGTACTGAAGCATTATTTAACGAAGCTGACTCAGACTTTTCTGGTACTGGTACTCACGCAGGATCTAATCCTGTTGATGGTACTTACACAACTGGTACTGGAATGGCTACAGCAGACGCTGAGAACCTTGGTGGTTCTGGTGGAGGAACCTTCCAAGAGATGGCTTTCTCTATCGAGAAAACTTCAGTGACTGCGAAAAGTAGAGCACTGAAAGCTGAGTACACTATCGAACTTGCTCAAGACTTGAAATCAGTTCATGGTCTTGACGCAGAGGGCGAACTTTCTAATATCCTCTCTACTGAAATTCTTTCAGAGATTAACAGAGAAGTTATCAGAACTGTGTACAAAACTGCAAAACCAGGAGCTCAAACTGGAACAGCTACTTCGGGAACTTTCGACCTAGATGTTGACGCATCTGGTAGATGGTCTGTTGAGAAATTCAAAGGTTTACTCTTCCAAATCGAAAGAGAAGCTAATGCGGTTGCTCAGCAAACTCGTAGAGGAAAAGCTAACTTCATCATCTGTTCTTCAGATGTTGCAAGTGCTCTAGCTATGGCTGGTGTTCTTGACTACGCACCTGCTCTTTCTACTAACCTAAATGTAGACGAAGCATCTACTACTTTCGCTGGTGTCCTTAATGGTCGCTACAAAGTATATGTAGATCCTTATTCTGCAAATGGTGCAGCAAGCCAATACTTCGTTGTTGGTTATAAAGGAACTTCAGCATTTGATGCTGGTCTGTTCTACTGCCCATATGTACCTCTACAATTGGTAAGAGCAGTAGATCCTAGCACTTTCCAACCAAAAATTGGTTTCAAAACAAGATATGGCTTTACAGCTAATCCGTTTATCCAATTGGATGGTTCTGGCGATCTAGTTGCTGACGAGAACTACTACTACAGAAGAGTTAAAGTCACTAACTTAATGTAATCTTAGGACTCTAAGGTACAATCCTGAAAGGGGAGACTTCGGTCTCCCCTTTTTTTTATGCTTTACTTTTAAGTTTTTTTCAGGCTAAATAGTAGTATCGTTCATTCACTCTAAATGTAGCAGTGGACGGAAGTAAGTAGAATAGGAAAACCTCCCACGCAAGTGGGGCAAGCAAGTACCGAAAGGGAACGAGACCGACAATCTACCGAAGGAACGCAATAGGGGAACGGAAAGATTCTGTTCAGATATCAACCTATTACAATCTGGAGGAAACGATGACTACTTTCTACAGAGGTATCAAAGTCGATGGAAACATTGCCAAGGATGAGAAATTATCCAAAAGAGGTGGTGTTTACAGAGGTATTAAACATGGTGCCATATCAAAGGAAAGTGTAAAAGTCGCTACTGGTTTACAGTATCGTGGCATAGCACACTAACCTAAATTGATGGGTAAATCTGTTATATTCTTATAATCGGTTTGCCCATCTTTTTTTACTAAATAATTTCGGTGGTTATAAAAAAAATTCTTTTTATAACTAAATGTAAACACTTAATAGGAAAAACCATGTCCACAGTTATTAACTTAACGAAGAGCATGGTGCGAAAAACCAAAGCATTTGCCGAATTTCTAGCATACATTGCTCTTCCTTTAGGATTCCCTCTTGCCACATTCGTGACGATGCGAATGAGTTATTTTGGATACTAAAGAGAACTCACACAAAACACACGAGGACGATTGCGACTTTATGGTCGAGAATCCCATGTTATACATGGTGTTCATACCGACACTAGTTGCAGTCGTTCCTTGTACAATCGCTGCAACAGTTATCTGGTTTCATCAATATTATATCGGTGTCTAGTTTCTAAAACACCTAAATAGTAGCTGGAGATGTATTATGTCCAGATTGATTGAATTATACGAAAAGGCGATTGATTGGTTTCAAGTCACTTTCGAAATAGATTACTACAAGCTAATCCTGATGGCATTTTTAGCAGGAGTCGCTGTAGGTTTGCTTGCTCTGGGAATAGTGTTGTGAAAGAAAGTTTGTTAAAAGATATAGAGAACATCGATAAAATTATCGATAAGACTTCCGATCCTAAGTTGAAGGAAATGTGGAAGACCAAAAAAGACCTTAAAGAAAAAATAAAACAAAGGGAAAATGGCACCAGAGGAACTTCTAGCTAGACGGATTGCTAAACTTGAGCGAGTATATTTGCGTGCTCAAGACAAACAGTTTAAAAAGATGTGGTCGACACACTTGCTACACTTAAAACGAAAACAAAAGAGGATAATTAATTGACAGCTTATTCAAATAAATTCCCAACTGATATTTCTCCATTAAATCCTAATGGCTTTACCTTTCAAGTTGATAGATTACCTGATACTACATTCTTTGTACAGTCAGTAAACTTGCCTGGAATTAATCTTGGTGAGTTTAATCAAGCTACACCTTATGTAGCCAATCCGATTCCTGGAGAAATAATCACATATCAAGAACTTGTGGTAGAGTTTCAGGTTGATGCACAGATGGTAAACTGGAAAGCTATACATGATTGGATGATTGGCTTAGGATTTCCAGAAAAATATGAACAATATCTCTCCTACTTAACAGCAGATGAGAGAGCAAAGATATCTGAGATATCCCAAAACTACTCAGACTCTACATTACAAGTCTTATCAGGGCAAAATCAACCTGTAAAAACCTTTAATTTTATAGATTGTTTCCCTATTTCCCTAGAACCAATACAATTTGAAGCTAAAATGCAGGATGTGATGATGGTTTCTACTCGTGCGACCTTTAAATACGCATACTACAAGATCTCATAACTTTACTTTTAAGAAAAAAACCTTTAGAATTAAGGTCTAAAGGA